TGCTAACCCTAGCTAAGAAAAAATTAACTGCCTTAGAACCACCAAAAGATGCTAATACTTCTAACTTAGATTTCTCAGTAGTTGAGAGCCAAAAGCAGAAGAAGGAAATAGTATTTTCGCCTAATCCTGGACCACAGACAGAGTTCCTTGCAGCGTCTGAACAAGAGGTACTATACGGCGGCGCGGCTGGAGGAGGCAAATCATTTGGATTATTAGCTGATCCGATGAGATACTTTAGTAACCCTAATTTTAATGGGTTAATTCTCCGTAGATCTAATGACGAACTTAGAGAATTAATATGGAAATCACAAGAACTTTATCCCAAGGCATTTGCGGGAGCAAAGTGGGGCGAGAAGAAGTCTCAATGGACTTTTCCTTCTGGTGCTAGACTTTGGTTAACCTACCTTGAAAATGATAGAGATGTACTGCGTTATCAGGGTCAGGCATTTAGTTACATAGCCTTCGACGAGTTGACCCAGTATGCCACACCATTCGCGTTTTCCTACATGAGGAGCCGCTTGAGAACGACTGATCCTACTCTTCCTATCTTCATCCGCGCAACAACTAACCCCGGTTCAGTCGGACATAGTTGGGTTAAGCGGATGTTTATTGACCCCGCACCTGCAAATACAAAGTTTGTGGCTAAGGATTTGGAAACAGGCGAAGACTTAGTCTATCCACCTAGTCACGAGAAGGCTGGAGAGCCTTTGTTTTATCGGCGTTTTATACCAGCCAGCCTCAAAGACAATCCATATCTTATGGAAGGTGGTCAGTACGAGGCTAATTTGCTCTCACTTCCTGAGATGCAGAGAAGACAACTCTTAGACGGTGATTGGGCAATTGCAGATGGCGCAGCATTCTCAGAATTTAGACAGAATAAACACGTTATCGAACCATTTGCTATACCACACGATTGGCGTCGGTTCCGTTCATGCGATTATGGATATAGTTCTTATAGTGCTGTTCACTGGTTCGCAATTGATCCAAATTTTAACACCCTAATTAATTATCGAGAGCTGTACGTTAGTAAACACACCGGCAGGGATCTTGCTAAGGCAGTCCTAGAGGCTGAGGGTGATGATAAAATTGATTATGGGGTCTTAGATTCCAGTTGTTGGCACAACAGAGGACAACTTGGTCCCAGTATAGCAGAAGAAATGATCTCTCAGGGTACTAGATGGCGTCCGAGTGATAGAACAAATGGCGCACGAGTGGCGGGAAAGAACCGCTTTCACGAAGTACTCAAGATTGACCCTGAAACAGGAATTCCAGGCATACAGTTTTTTAACACATGCCGACAAATTATAGCAGATTTACCAGTTATACCTGCCGACCCTAAAGGCTCAGACGACATAGACCCTCGCTATGCAAGTGATCACGCATACGACAGCGTCAGATATGCAGTTATGAGCCGACCACGAGCCTATTCACCCTTTGATATGGGCCACGGCGTACCTCAACAAGTCTGGAGACCTTCAGACACAACCTTTGGATACTAAATATGGCCTTGATGGATAAACCACTACCAGATGATGTAACAGATTCTGATGTTTCAATACCACTAACTGAAGACGGGGATGTAGAACAGGAAAATCAAAGCTATTCTGGCGCAGTTTCCTTTGTAAAATCTCAATACAGGAGATCAAAAGATGCCCGTTTAACAGACGAAGAGCGTTGGTTGGACGCCTATCGTAATTACAGGGGCATATATTCTAGCGAGGTGCAGTTTACCTCCACAGAAAAGTCAAAAGCATTTATAAAAATTACCAAAACCAAGGTTTTAGCTGCGTATGCCCAAGTAGTAGACGTTTTATTTGCTGGAAGTAAGTTTCCTATTGGTATTGAGGCTCGACAATTCCCAAGTAATGTCGCTGATGCCGTTTCTTTTGATCCAAATGCACTTACAGAAGAAAATATTAAAGAAAAGACCGGTGTAGACTACAAACCCAAGCGTTCCATTGCCCGTCCAGACATTGCACGGGACTTAGGCATCTTTAAAGACGATTTAGTTGCTGTTGATGACCAATTAGAGCTAGGTGTGGGTAAGAATGCGGGTTCAGTCACCTACGAACCTGCAAAACGTGCTGCCATGAAGATGGAAAAGCAGATGCACGACCAATTAAACGAAACTGATGCCCCAAAACACCTTAGATCGATAGCTTTTGAGTGCTGTCTCTTCGGAACTGGTGTATTTAAGGGGCCATTTGCCCAAGATAAGGAATATCCACGCTGGGATAGCGAAGGAAACTACGATCCACTCTTTGAAACCATTCCAAAGATGGAATATGTAAGCATTTGGGACTTTTATCCCGATCCAGACGCTAGAAACATGACTGAATCTGAATTTTCTATCCAAAGACACCGTTTAAACCGTACGCAATTACGTACGTTAAAGAAAAGACCACACTTTAGGTCAGAAAGCATAGAATTAGCCTTAGAATACGGTGCTGACTACCAAAGAGAGTACTGGGAAGACAGTTTAGAGGACGATTCAGTGTCTAATGACATGGAAAGGTACGAAGTTCTTGAGTATTGGGGTGTTTTAGACGCAGATTTAGCAGAACAAGCAGACATTAAAATACCTAAGAAATTAGCTAAACAAGACGAAATACAGGTCAATATATGGGTTTGTAACGGTCAAATACTGCGTTTAGTGCTAAATCCCTTCACTCCTAGTCGCATTCCATACCTTGCAGTGCCGTATGAGTTAAATCCATACTCATTCTTTGGTATTGGTGTTGCTGAGAACATGATCGACACTCAGTTACTTATGAATGGCTTTATGCGCATGGCTGTGGACAATGGTGCGCTGTCTGGCAATCTATTAATTGAAATTGACGAAACTAATCTAGTCCCAGGGCAGGACATGTCCGTTTATCCTGGAAAAGTGTTTAGACGACAAGCAGGTCAAATTGGTGCTGCAATACACGGCACAAAATTCCCTAATGTAAGTCAAGAGCTTCTCATGATGTTTGATAAGAGCCGACAACTCGCAGACGAGGCAACAGGCATACCTTCTTATAGCCACGGTTCTGGTGCAGTGGGTGGAGTAGGGCGTACAGCATCTGGTATGTCTATGCTGATGGGTGCTGCTGCACAAAATATCAAAGCAGTAGTTCGTAACATCGACGACTACTTATTATCACCATTAGGTAAGAGCCTCTTTGCATTCAACATGCAGTTCAACTTTGATAAGGAATTTATTGGTGACTTAGAAGTTAAGGCGCGTGGCACTGAAAGTCTTATGCGTAATGAAGTGCGTAGCCAACGACTGCTACAGTTTATGCAGATGACCGGTAATCCTCAGATGGCTCCGTTTGTTAAGTATGATTATATCTTACGCGAGTTAGCTTCTTCTATGGACTTGGATGAAGATAAAATCCTAAACGATCCAAGAGAAGCAGCTATCCAACAAAAGATGATGGCTGAGATACAGGCTTTAATGCCTGAGCAACCAGCACCACCTCCACAGGCTGGTCCACAAGGCGCTCCAAGCGCCCAAGACCCAACAGGTAATGGTGGTGGAAATATAGCTCCTGGACAGGCTCCTGAGCCTAATGCAGCAGGGTTTACTGGGTCAGGTGGTGGAGACAATGGAGGTAATCCACCCGCACCACCACAAGGCGCTCCTGTATGAACCAACAAGACTATAGGAGCTTACTCCTACTCGTAAACGACAGAGATCGCTATGCCTTACTTAAAGAGTATGCAGAAAAGAGAATTAACACACTATTGTTTCTCATTAGTACGGACAACGACATGGATCGTGTAAAACGAAATCAAGGTGCAATTGCGGAACTTCGTAAATTTGCAACTCTAAAAGAAGAAGTCATAAAGGGTGCTAAGTAATGGGTAAATTCTCTGACATATTTGCACCCAAAGATTTTTCGGGTCCAGACACTGAAACTCCAGAAACATTTCAGGGTGGTACTAATGAAGACTGGCAAGAATACGCATCAAGCCTTGCTGCTGATGTACCAGAAATTACTTGGAAAGGCTTAGGCAATGTGGCCTTAGACTTCACACCTGTCATCGGAGATATTAAGGGTGGATATGAAACCGTTCAGATGATCGGTGAGGAACTTGAAAAAGAAAACCCAAATTATTATCTCATAGGAGCTATGGGTGGATTAGGGGCAGTTGCCACTATAATAGGACTTGTCCCAGGGGCAGGTGACGCCGCACAAAAGGCTATTATGTCCGGCACTAGGATGATGGCAGATAGAACTGGTCAACTTGCTGGAGAAATTACAGGTACGGCAAGAGCTATTAGAGATGGTGATTTAGAATTTATACTTGCTAGAGGTAAGCCAGAAAATAGCCAAGGACTAGGTGCTGACGTTGTTAAGAAACCAACTATAGCACAATTAGATCCAGTAAGGAAAACTAGTTCTAAAGGATTTTATAAAAATAAAGCTCCTAATTATGTCACTGACATGGAAGTAGATGTAGAAGATCAAGGTCTACTAGTTCCTGAAAAAGATTTAAAAATAGATGATTTAGAAGGTACAGATTTAATACCTCTTATTGCAGATAGAACTGATGCAGGTAAAAATCTAAAAGGTGTTAAAGGTGGCGCAAAAGATTATGAGTTTGCAAACCCTATAGATTTACAAGGCGGCGGTGGTTTTATGCGCTACAGAGACACTGGCGCATTTGCATCCATGCCTAGTGTCATGGGTGATCAAGCTAAATTAGCAAAAAAAGTTGCTGATGAAGGCGGAGATCCAAGGCTTGTACATATGTCCATGTCACCAGAAGGTGGTGATTTTAGTACCATGATGAGTGACACAGTCATGGAAATGATGGATCAGTCTGATATATCACGAAAAAATATTAGTGCTTTTGATGATTGGGTGCGTAGTAATGTTGATGCAGATTTCCCAGGAATTAGAAGTGAAAATGCAAAAGAATACTTAGCTAAAGAAGTTCCTGGAACACGTAGACAACTGCTCTGGAAAAAATTAGACGGGCCTGAATTTGCTGACATGGGATTTCCCGTAATGGGTGACGCCAGAGTTAGTATTACAAACCCCAAATTACTAACAACCCCCAACATGCAGGGGTCTTCTGTTACAAAAGTTGATACTTCTGGCAATCTTATTACTGGTCCTGTTCGCAATCATAATACTTATACCTCTCAAGTTGGTCCTACTGGAGCAGATGGATATCTTGGAGAATTAGATAACGTACCTTATGAAATATTGATGAGAGATTTTTTTCAACAGCGTAGAGATGCTGGGACTTTAGCGGGTTCGGATCAGAGATCCCTTCAAATGAATAGTACATTTAGTCAGCCGGTGGATTCACAGATGGTTGAAGAAGTTAATCGTTATTTAGAAATACAAGATTTAGCAGAGCGTGATGCATATAAAAAGAGCTTGCCTGAACAAAGAAATAATACGCAGACTTATAGTATAGGCAAACAGACTGAAGAAATTTTTAATGATTAATTATAGTAAGTCCATAGTCATAAAACCTCTTATTACCTGATGAATTAATACCTAGTGCATTATCTAGCATCTTTTCCAACACTTCTATCTGAAGTTCAGATTTAGGTGGAATATTATTATTTTCAGGCAGAGCATACTTAACTGCTTTATAGATCTCTTCTATTAAGCGTTCTTTATTTTCAATATCTAATACATCATTCATACCACTTAATTAACAGATTAGTTAATATCCTACAAGGAATTTATTATGTCCAACATACCCATAAAGCAAAAGGGTTTAAAAACCCGTAACGGTAAGCCTGTATGGAAAAACGAAGAGAATGATGAGCCATACTCAGAAAAGTCTATGTCTTTCGAATATGGCGATGGTCACCTTGTTACGCCTACAATAGATCCTGATACGGGTGATCGATATAATTTAGATAAGCTATTTGAACATTATAAAGAGAATGGCCCTTACGATATATTTACGGGTGAAAAGCTACCTGTATTTGAGGATATCACATCCGCAGATGAATATTCTAGGTGGAGATCAGATAACATATTCAATTTTAATTTATCTGATCAACAATTTTATGCTGGTGAAATCGGATTGTATTCTAAGCAGGATGGATCCGAGTGGACTTGGAATGATGTAAAAAGTGATGCCAAGGGCTTGATGCGGGATGCACGGGATAAAGTTTATGGCATGTTTGGTGAGAGTGAGCAGGGTGATAGATCATATGGATTAGGAGGTCTTCTCACCGCAACAAAAGGTATAACAACGGAAGCGGGTAGAAAAATGGCAAATAAAAAATATCAGCGTGACGACAAAGAAGCTGACACTAATAATGATGGAGTATTGTCTACTCGTGAAAAAGAAATAGGCGATGCGATACAAAAAAATGAACTTGTTGAAGCATCTCACGGCGGCATGATGAGTGGGTTCATGGGATATGATGACGTATCTGGAAATCCCATACCGGTTGGATCCTCAGCTGAGAATGTTCGAGATGATATCGACGCAAAGCTATCGACTGATGAATATGTAATTCCTGCACACGTAGTTAAGTGGCACGGCTTAAAGCATATCCAAATGATGCAATCCGAAGCTGAGATGGGCCTTATGTCTATGCAATTAGATGGCCTAATTCAAGGCGTAGAAATGTCTGAACCTGAAGAGGTTGAAGAAGAAGAAATCGATAATGATATCGATGTAGAAGTCGCAACTGTAAAAGTTGACGACAAAATGGACGATTCTGATGAAATTGAAACTATTTCAAATCGTACAAAAGAAATGCCACTCATGAAAAAAGATAAATATAAATTTGTGGCTTAACTTGGACACCCAGAAAATCTGGACCCATATGAGGTAAAAATGAATAACCAAAAATATAGACGTGTTGCAGAAGAAGACGATAATGAAATGTCATACGCTGAGGAGATAGCACAAGTATCTACTGAACCAAAGTTAGACGCAGAAGAAGAATCTTATAAAAAAAGATATCAGGATATTCAGCGCCATATACAGACAGTTCGAAATCAAAAGGATCAAGAGCTACAAAAAGTACAATCACAATTAGATGCGGCAACAAAGAAACAGATTAAGTTTCCTAAGACTGATGCAGAAGTTGATGCATGGGCAAGCCGATACCCAGATGTAGCAAAAATTGTTGATACAATTGCTACAAAGAGGGCTAACGAAGCACTTGCTCAAGGAGAGGCTCGTTTAGAACAAGTCGAAAAATTTGAACGTAGTGTAAATCGCAAGGGTGCGGAAAATGAACTTTTAAAACTACACCCAGACTTTGCAGAAATTCGTGCTGACCCAGCTTTTCATGATTGGGTTGTTATGCAACCATCCGCAATGCAGGATAGTGTTTATAAAAATAATACTGACGCAATGTGGGCTTCTCGCACAATTGATTTGTATAAATCTGACAAAAGCAAAAATAAAGTAGATCGTTCCGCTGCGCAAGCTGTTGGTAGAACCTCTTCAACTGCTCCTCGCACAACGGGTAAAGTTTCATTTTCTGAAAGTCAGATCCTTAGTATGTCTACAAAAGAATTTGAGGCAAACGAGGAAGCTATTGATGCTTCACGCGCATCTGGCACTTTTAACTACGATGTAACAGGTGGCGCTAGATAACAATCAACTGTTGCCTTAACTAATACAATATGTTATAATGAATACATAAATTGAATAAGATTTTGGACACTTTATTAGTATACCCTAAATCACCCCCCCAGATAATATTTCAAAGTCTACCAGTAAGTTTGGAACCGCCTTGGCGCTACTCTAAATAACCTGACACTATTGTCTAATTGTCTGATTTAGCTGCTTCATTCACCAACCTATAAACGCATTCTAAAGCCCCAATTAAGTTTGGACCAAGCTACAGCTGCGCGTTGCTGATGAAGTAAATTACCAGCCATTTCATTCAAAGGAAAAAACTAATGGCATTCCCAAAAGCGTCGGGCCACGGCTCGCTTCCAAACGGAAATTTCTCATCCGTAATTTATTCAAAAAAAGTACAAAGTGCTTTTAGAAAATCAACCGTAACTGGTGATATAACAAACTCTGACTACTTTGGAGAAATTTCTTCCCAAGGTGATACCGTTAATTTGGCGGCTTAGTAGAGCAATCTACTTCGAATAACTCTGTGAATTGCTGGGACATCTCTATGAGACAATCAGCAGCCAAGCCTCAAAAGAGGAAGGTTCAACGACTATCTCGAAAGAGAGTAGAGCCAAGCGGCTCGAAGCGCAGAGCATCCCCAGTGGATGATGATATAGTCTGATCTACATGGTGACATGTAGCGGCTCAAAAGGGCGGGACAAGAATTAGCGATCTTGTTTGAACATATTGCAGAATTATCAAAGAACCTGAGATTTCAGTATCTGAATACAAACGCGGCACAACTATTGCTGCACAAGACCTAGACGACGAGGATTTTTCTCTTGTTGTTGATAAGGCAAATTACTTTGCTTTTAAAATGGATGATATTGAAGAAGCTCATAGCCACGTAAACTTTATGTCTCTTGCAACAGACCGAGCAGCACATCGTTTGGCTGATCAGTATGACCAAGAAGTACTTGGATATTTAGCTGGTTATAAGCAGTCAGCATTACATGCAGCTGCAAATGCAGTAAATGATATAGTAAATGGTGATAAAGCTGTAGCAACAGCAGGATCAGACGAATTGTTATCTTCAATGAAGTTAACCAAGGGATCGTTTGGTAACATCACAACGTCATCTGCTGGAGATCATTCGATCCCACTAGCAGCACGTTTACCAGGGGCAACTGCACTTCCAACAGCTACAGCATCACCAGCAATGGTTGTGTCTCGTATGAAGCGTCTATTAGATCAACAGCAAGTTGATTCACAAGGTAGATGGCTTGTAGTGGATCCCGTATTTATGGAGCTACTTGCAGACGAGAATTCA